CAAAGCTCTTCTTCTTTAAGAACATGTCAGTGTGTACGCGATCATCACTAATCTCTGGACGTATTTGTCCAATAACAGTTTCTGGCGCCATGTTTAATGCACGAATCACTGAAGGATACAGTGAATTCAAATCCATTGAAGCTACCCACTTGTGTAAGCCTTTCTTTGGATACGCAACATACGCACCGGCTGCCTGTGTAGCTTCCTCATCACGCTTTTTACGATTAGGAACTTGCAATCCTCTGTGATGTGCTTCGTTAACAATCGCTTGTTCTGTAACAGCTACAGCACCCATTGTAGTTTGTAGCATAACAGTATTAGCATGTGCTAGTTCGTTGCTTAGATCAATAAAGCGAAGCTTCTTGTCTAGTTTGTCAAGTAATGCAGTATCCTGAATGTTATATTCAATAAACTTTCGGAAGTCATTGTTATAAAGTGCGTCAAGTGTACCTTCATACGGCACTTTGTTTTCGCCTACTTCAATTTCACCAATTGCATCTAGTCGATATGTGTGACGCTCCTCATAAGTGTACTTACGATACAAGTTCAAACTATCCAAGTGTACACGCCCGACTAGGTCAAACGTTTTACTTGTCTTACCAAACTTCTCATACTCGCGTTCTTTAGGTAATTGTCCCCACAAGCAGAACCTACGTGTGTCGTCCTTGCTTAGTACACGCTTAGTTCGGTTTACAGTATATGGAATATCATATCCTTCACTGTTCCAACCACTAAGTACGTCACTGTCTTCAATTAGCGTTAAGAAAGTATCGATCATGTCGCCTTCTTTCTCAAACAACATTACATTGTCAATGCCTTCTAGCTCTGCTCTTGCTTGCTCCATAGTAAGCGTCTTGGGCGGAACAGCAATACACACCATTGTGTCTAACCACTGTAAGTATACAGAGATAGAAGTAATAGGCATGAACGGATCACTAGGATCAGCAAAGCCTCGCTCAGGATCAAAGTCAGTTTCAATGTCAAAGAAAGCAATGTTTAGTTTAGGAGCATCTTGGTTAAGATAGTTTTCACTTAAACATTGGAAAATAGGATTAATGTCACTTTCAAACAGTGTTTTGTCTCTGTTAATAGCAACTTCTTTGCGGAAGTCTTTTGTGCTCTTACACACAATGCGACTTAATGGATCACCGTATACGCTTTTGTACTTGCCCCGTTGGTCTTTATAATAAAATGTATATTTTGCTTGATATTCGCGATAAGTTCTCTTACCGTCTTTGCGTTCTACTACCCGGATCATGTCTTGATCGCGGTCCATCATTGCGTCTACGTAACTCATTATGCTCCTTCGTTGCTTCTGGCCAACGTACCGTCTACATGCCGATTATACAGCGTGATGTTATTATTATAACAAACTTATTTAACATTGTCAATGATTATTTGGTGTAACTTCTGATTGCCTGTTGTGCTATAGTGATTTTGAATGCCTCGATGTTCGTCCCAAAACTCACTAAAGTCAATATGTGTATCTTCAACAACAAATAACCTAGCAACTTCAACATGTGATATACTAATGTATTGTTTATTTGTTAATAGTGTATTAATTTGTTGACGTACTAATGCATATATGTCGCATTGGTATTGATCGTCATAGTGATACCGAAAGTATCCTTTAGCCGCAGATAAACTAGAATTAAAAAATGTTGTTCTATCGATATCATTCCACAATAGATCGCAGTCTTTATGTAAGCCTTGTTTATGTAAAGGATGATTAGGTGTATGCACTCTACTAGGACTAGTATGACTTACAATAACACAGTCGTACTCGTCTAAGTTTGCTTTTTGTATTTGTTTGAATATTTTGTATTCACCGCACCCTGCTTGTGCAACGTTAGTAACTTCGTGCGATTGTGCAAGCAGTTTGACCCAGCCATCATCGCCGGGCCATTCTGCCGCAAAACTATCACCTGCTACTAATATCTTCATAGTACGTCAATTATTAGTCTTGCTAATGATATTGTATTCATTATAGAAAACCATCCACATAGCAATATAACAAATCCTGCTCTGCGTAGTATTGCACTTGTAAGACCAAATAGACTTCCAACTAAGTACAATGGAATAAACCACTGTGTAGCAGGGTCAAGCACTGTCACAGTTAGGACAATGCTTGCACCTACAAGCAAAACAAGTTCGATTGCTTCAGCATAAAATATGACTGGAGATAATCGATATGTTTCGCCAAAGTAAGCTATAATCTTTCTATAGAAAGAGATAACTTTTTGGATCATTTATCGCGGCCTACTGTAGTAACAAGTGTTTCAAGATCATCAAACTCGTCATATACACGAGACCAATCGCCTTTCTGGCCAATCTTAATTGCTTTGTTGATTAAACTTGGTTTAATGTCAAGTTCTTCAGCAACTGCCTTAACAGTTTCTTTCAAACCCATTTGAAGGTCTTCAACCTCTTGCAGTACTGTAATGCCTTCGTTAACAAGACGTTCTAGCTTTGCTTTTTCTTCTGCACCATAGGTACGATCACTCATATTGCTTCTCCGTTAAGTAGTAAGTATATGTTATTATACTAGCTACTTAACGAAAAGTCAAGTGTTTTTATTAATTTATGAATATTTTGTTATTTGGTTATTAGAGCGGCTAAGTTTGCTTGTAACGTTGCATTGTATGACTCGGAAGTATACTTTTTGCTTTTCTTAGCACGTGAACCACGTTCTGGAAGTGTTCGTGTACCTTCTTTAGTAGTCTTGTCGTTGTAACGAGGATTACCTTTTTTCATTTGTTGATAAGCAGGCGAATTTGCTTTTTTATCAGCGTCGGTAACATCCATCTTCTTTGGAGTCTTTTCTTCAAGTGTTATTTCATCACCATCAGGACCTTTTACTTTGTCGCCTTTTTTCTTGCCATTCATTTTAGCTTTAGCTACTGCACCGCTGTATGCATTACCTTCGTCCGTTTCTTTTTCTTTACCTTCTTCTGGCTTCTTGCCTGACTTCTTAGCCAGCATTTTTGCAAACGCGGCCTTTTGTGCTGGACTTTGTGCTTCATTCATATCTGGAGCATTTGTTTCATAATCTAAATGATGATACACACTACCAATCATGTCAGCGGCTTTAGTAATCTTAGATTGAACCCAACCTTCTAAGCCTTCTTCTTCACTTACGTTCGAAAGCATTTTATGCAAGTGTACTGTGTACTTTGCCATTTTATATAGTTCGGCACGTGCCATCTGTACTTCATGATCACGTTCTATACCGTCAGCTAGTTCGCCTAAACCTTCAGTTATTTCATTATTTTTCATCATTAAACTCCGTTACAAAGTATTTATCTTTTAATTGTTTTGCCGCCCATGACATTAGTTTTCATGTCTAGTGCGTTTTTAGCTGTTCCGTCTGCATTAGTTGCTTGTGGTGCTTTTGGTGCGCCGTATTTTCCTTTTTTAGAAACCTTACGTTTAGCACCAACTACACTTGAAACACTAGCAATAGCTCCTGCACTAGTAGCACCAGCAGTTGCGTCTTCTTTTACTTTAGGCTTATCATGACTCCAACCTTTTGCTTTCATATCTAAATGATCTTTTTCAACTTTTGCATGCTTGCCTTTTCCTGTCTTAGGATCGTACATCATGTGTGGTTCAAACTTTTCTTTAGCGTCTTCGTTAGTAACTGCTTCTGCATGCATTGCGGCCATATGTTTCTTGTACTTTGCAGTACCTTTTTTATGCGGACTTTTGCCTTCGTTCTTCTTACCTAGTATCTTATCTTTAATCTTACCTTTGGCTTCTTCGCCACCGCCTTCACGTCCAGCTTTTCTTAGCTTGTCCATGCCAGCTTTGCCATATTTTTTATTACCAATATGAGCTTGCAACCCTGATTCGTCTACTTTATTCTTTTCATAACAGTCACAATGTTTACAATCTGGTCCGCATTTACATTCCGTTATAGGCTTACCACAACATGCTTCTGAGCACATTTCTACCTTTGCTTCTTTTACATATATAAATTCACTTGCCTTCATTTCTTTTCTCCTTTGCATGTGTCACATTTACAAAATCCACATACGTCATTGGCGCATGTAGGACATTCTTTGTCTCGATGACATTCGTGTCCGCAGGTATCACATGTATGTTTGTAGTCATTATTCACATCTAAAAGTCCTGTTTGCTTGTACTTTATATACTTATCATCTAAGACAACTAATTGTGTTTCGGATATGTACGAATGTGGACACATTAATGTGACCCAAAGGCCGCTTTCGTACACACTGTCTTGTATATATGTCGTGCCTACTATCATTTTAGCAACTGACCTTTTCTATACATAGTTTTTAAACTGCTTACTGTAAATTCTTCGTTAAATGTTATGCCTAATATAAATCTAGCAACTGACGACGAGTTAGTAACACCGTGTGGATCTCTTGTATCAAAGCATATAGGAACCTCATAGTTAAGCTGAGCTTCAAGTTCGCTATGTGGATAAAATCGACTTTCTGGAATATCTTTAAAGCGTTCTGCAGGAGATGCTACTTTTACTGGGGGTGTATATTCATAACTATCTAAACTAGAATTCTTAAAATCACCAGATATAGGAATATTTATAGCACATCCGCGACCGAAATCAGAATGTGGGCCTATAATGCCATGCGGGTTGACTAAGTTATATGCAACTGCGCTTATTATTTCATCAGCATTTTTAAATATGGAATCTACTATATCTAATGTTTCGTTATCGGCGTCACCTGTATAGAACTTAAAACGCCCGGTGCCAAAATACCCCCAGGTGTGATACTGGTCGTATACTCTTTTTTCGAGGCTGTTTTTGTCTACAATGAGATCTGGAAGGAGAAAATGTTCTATCATAACTATATTTATTTTGTTAGCTACGGTAGTATTAAGATACTGGGTTTGTGTCTGCCATATGTTGCTTAATATCTTTAGCAGTACGTTCAAACTTATGATCTTTATGTTTAAACCCAATGCCGCCGGCCGCTTCCCAGGCATTAATATTAACACCGTAGTCGTCGATTAGTATGTTTGCTGAACCGTTTTGTGCAGTAGCATACTGTGGTTTGTTGTGTGTAATGTAAATATTCTTAGGTGGAAAAAACGCTAAATTCTTTTTAATCCATTCACGCTTATGTGGCTCTGAATTTGGATCATCTGCTAAAGGACTTGTACAAATATTGTATTCGCCTTTAACTTTTTTAATTAATGACAATAGTTTTTTTGCTTCTGGAAGTAATGGTAACTGTAACCAAAAATCATCAGTATCGCGGATTTTTTGGAGTGCATCACCTATGTCATGTTGTTTGTGAATGTCGGAAAAGTGATCTACTTTCATTAACTTAGCCCACTCACCAAAGAAGTCAGCAAGAACACCGTCCATATCGACGTATATTTCTGTTGTTTTATTTAATTTGTTAATTGCTTCGTACATATGCTTATAGTATAACACATGTTTGTTGGTATTGTCAACCATTAACTTAGTTGCTTCAGCAAGCCCTAAGTTAAACAACACGTTGGTACTTTTGCCTTTTACTTTTTTACTAAGTGTAGGCGGACGACCGTCTTTATCTACATCATAACCTAATTTAGCGGCTTCTATTGATAGTTGATTTACACCTACATCAACAGTAGTATTAACACCTTTTACAATGCGGCCATCTTCTCTAATTTCAGAAAACCTCATTTACGTGTGCGCCCTCTAAGTCCTTGTGGTATATTAACAGCGCCACCACCTTTTTCAGTCATTTTAGGTAAACTGAACCATAGTTCAAACCATTCTTTGTCGCCTGGACGAATGTTTTTTGATTTCATTTGTTTAACATTTTTAGCGGCAGCGTCACTAATGTTTTCTAGAGTGTATTCAGTGTACCCCTTATATTCGTTTACACCTGCAAGTTGCTTTATGCGCTCTAGTTCATCCATTACTTTGGTACACACTTGTTTACACGCTTGCCTTTGTTTTTACCTGTGCCAGCTTGTGTGCCAGCTTTTTTGAACTTGGGCCAGCATTTTTTAGGTCCTGCTACTTCTGTTTGAATATCGTTAAATGCTTCAGTAATGTCTGTGCTTTCAATACGGTAACGGTTACCGTGAGCATGAACTTCTTTACCTACCATCATTTTTAGTATACGAGATAACTTCTCAACATCATCCTGTTTGTCTAAGTAATCCATAATTACATTTTTTATATGCGGAACAAGTGATGCTTTATTTAAAACAAGCTCGCCTTCTTTCGTTTGCTGTTCTCTTTTCATTTCGCCATATGCATTGATTGCGGCGGCGGCATCATTCATTTGCTGTGATTCTTGTTCAGTAACGCCTAATGCATCTCTAATAGAATCAAACATGTCTTGTGCAATGCTTTGATTAGCTACACCTTGCTTAAATAAGTCAAACTTATCTTCAAGTGCGGCAGCTCGCATTTTACTTGCGCTCATACCTTCAGCACCATCTGCATCAGGATCACGTTGACCTGCATTTACAATCTTGATACTGTTAAAAGTATAGTCTTTGCCGTTGTAATCATTTAATAATTTTTCAAACTGTTCTACTCTATCAGAGCCTGCAATGTATACAATATCAGTATACCCTAAACTTTCAAGTTTCTGCATCATTTGAATAATAGTTCTAACACCTTCATTACCTACTGTAACATGGCTGCCAAAACTTGCCTTTGCAAATCTAACTTTTTGTTCAAAACTTAGTGGATTCTTTTTCTTATCTTGTGTGTGACTTACAAATACAAAATGGTCACCGGGCATAGTCATCATTGCATCAGTAAGTTTCTTATGTCCTATCGTCGGCGGATTCATGCGACCAAATGCGGCAACAGCAACCTTACTAGGTGCTTCAAATAACTGTCTTAGTCTCATGAGTTGTATGTACCTTTTTTAATTTCGTGCATCTCTTCAGCATAAATCTTCTTTGCTATGGCCATTCTATCTTTTTCAGTAAAGACATCAGCATCAGTCCTAGCTAGTTCGTATACTTCGACGTACCTTTTTATTGCTTTCTCTACAACAGGAAACAATGTTGTTTTTGGGTTAATCTTTTTCTTATTAGCGAAATCAGCAGCCATCTTATCTATCATTGGAAAAAAGTGCTTACGATAAAATATAGGATCGTTACGCATGTAGACACATACATCATCTACTATGTCAAAGTTTGGCTCAAATTCGTCTATAGAGACATTGTTAAATTCATTAATTTTCATATTACCATTTCCTGCATGACCAGTAACGTGCTTTAGTACGTGGTCCTGGATTGTCACAATTATGTCTAGCTCTAAATGAGCGCCTTGCCGCTGGATTATTTTTCTTAATCTTCATAGCTTTACCTTTAACACTGCTTCCGCCGTGACCAAAGTTAACTTTCTTGGTGTTTCCTGTCTTAGGATCCTTAACGTATACTTTAAACTTCTTAACATCGCCTTGCATAGGCTTGCCTAGTTTAACTTTGCGTCCTTGGTATTCTGCTTCGTCCATGATGTCATCTTCATTGTACCACATAGTGCCGTACTCTGCATAAAACTCATCATCGTCTTCAAACGTTTCTTCATCAATAGCATCTTCATTAGACATTGATACTTCAATATCAAAATCGTCATACCCTTCGGAGAACATGTAGGCTGTTAGTCGCTCTGCATATTCGTCTGCTTCAGTTTCTGATAATTCTCTTTGTAATGGAATCTGGTATATAGTTGCGCCTTCAACTGACTCAAATACTAATGAGTTAGGAAATATTGACTCGTCTAGCGACTCTGTCAGTCCTTCTTTTTTGTCCATTACTATGTTTACAAAATGTTCCATTATAATTCCTAATGATTTAATTTAATACTTGTGACTGCACCATTGGTATACGTTACTACTGTTCTAACCCAAACATAGTTACCAGTAAAGTTATATATTGATGCACCTGTAGTACTCGTTTCCGTAGTACTTATAATATCAAAATAATCGCTGTTAGTAGGTGTAGTAGCTAATGTGCCTTGCATCTTAATAGTTCCTATAAAACTATTTAAATCATATTGCACAGTATGAATGCCGTCACTACGTCCGTAGTAACCATCACCTTTAAATGCTGAGCCAGTAATAGTGACAACTGTACTATCTCCTGGGTGTGTGTTTGTTGTTAATATTGTTTCGCTGTTTGCCATACAACTATTTATCAATATCGGACTTGTTAATAAATTTATCGACACGCCTAATTGCGCCTCCGATTATGATACTAACAAACTGTAATATTTTCATATCTCTACAGTAAAAGTACATTCCATTAACATAATTGTTAGCTTCAACTAGATTTAAAAATACCCTTCCAGCTTTAACTTTGTCTGGATTCTTTCTAGCCCATCCTGCAAACGAACTATCTACGTCAGTACCAACAGTAACTTTATATTCAAATTCAATTGGACTGTTGCTAATAATAACATTAGGCTCTAGTAAGTGTACAGAACTACTGTCAGCTGGTTTCCAAATTTCTGTAACATGATCAACTGTACTTACTAGATGTTCGATCCAATAAAGGTCATTTGAGTATACTACTATAGTCGGACTTTCAATTCTTAGTTTATAACTGCTTTGTTTTTGAGTTGAAAACTCATTGTACAGATGACATGCGTGGATCAGCGTAGATATACTAATAGTCTTAGTTCGCTGGCCCCATTGATCAGTAATAAATCCGCGGTTATCTAATTGTGTGTAGAAGTCGTCAAGTACGCCGCGAGCTTTAGAGAGGTGTTTCTCTCTAAAGATCGGCGCTATCAGACAAGTTATCGATACTTTGTAAAGGTAAGTATCGTAAAATAACTTAGTTGTCTCAAATTGTTTCAACTATTTCTTCTTTAACTTCGGACACTAAAACGATCTCGTCGTCTTTAATGCTAATAGATACAGCGCCACCGTTCTTAAGAGCGCCGAATAACATTTGTCTTGATAGCGGACGTTTAATGTCTTTATCAATAACACGTTGTAATGGTCTTGCACCCATCTTAGCATCAAAGCCTTTGTCAACTAAGTAGTCAAGTGCTTCGTCGGTAATTGTAATGCTAATGTTTTTACTATTAACCATTCCTTTAAGTTCAACAAGGAACTTACCAACAATCTTCATCATTACTTCTTTAGTCAACTTGCCAAACGTAATAACACCGTCAAGTCTATTTCTAAACTCAGGAGCAAAAAACGCTTTTAATGCAGTATCGTCTTGTACGTTTTCTGCACTTTCATTGAAGCCAATAGTGTTCTTTTCTGCGTCACGAGCACCTAAGTTAGTAGTAAGAATTAGTACACAGTTACGTGCATCTGCTTCTTTACCATTAGATCCTGTAATCTTACCATTGTCCATAACTTGTAACAAGATTTGTGATACATCTGGATGTGCTTTTTCAATCTCATCAAGCAGAAGCACACAGTTAGGATTTTCTTGCAATTTAACAATAAGTTGTCCTGCATTATCCTCGTGTCCTACATAACCTGGAGGGCTACCAATTAGTTTAGCAACACTATGGCGCTCTTGATATTCACTCATATCAAACCTTACTAAGTTTACACCAAGTTGCGTAGCAAGTTGTTTAGCTGTTTCTGTCTTACCAGTACCAGTTGGGCCCATAAACACAAAGCTACCAATTGGTTTATCATCAGGCTTAAGACCTGCTTGACTAACAAGGATCTTATCAACAATGCCTTCAATAGCATCGTCTTGTCCGTATACAACTTTCTTAAGATTAGCTTCAAGATTCATCAAGTTTTCAGTTTCTTTTTCAGCAACTTGCTCTTCAGGCATTTTAATGATCTTAGCAAGTTCAAACTGTACACTTGCCGCATCAATAACTTTTTCACCTTCGTGTTCTTTAAGGTTAAAGCGTGAACATGCTACGTCAATTAAGTCAATTGCTTTATCTGGCAACTTCTTGTCGTTCTGATACTTAACACTTAGCTTGATTGCTTCTGCAATAGCTTCGTCGGTAATAGTAGTATCATGAAACTCTTCGTAATACTTCTTAATACCATGTAGGATATCACTAGTTACTTCTACACTAGGCTCATCAACTGTTACACGCTGGAATCGACGCATTAATGCACGATCCTTCTCAAAGAACTTACGATATTCTTCCCAAGTAGTTGAAGCAACAACTTTAATGTTACCTTTAGAAAGTACAGGCTTGAGCATGTTAGCAAGGTCATTGCTACCACCGCCACCTGACGCACCGGCACCGCTCATCATGTGTGCTTCGTCGATGAATATGATAGTCTTGCCTTTCTTCTTAATACCAGCAAGTACTAATTTAAAGCGTTCTTCAAAGTCTCCACGATACTTACTGCCAGCAAGCATAGCACCAATGTCTAAGTTATATACACGATATTCTTGTAAAAACTCAGGACATTCTTTGTTAACAATCTTGTACGCAAGTCCTTCTGCAATAGCAGTTTTACCAACACCTGGATCACCAACAAGCAATACGTTATTTTTCTGTCGACGGCCCAACGATAGTGCAATACTATCAAGCTCTTCAGCTCGGCCAATGACGGGATCAATTTTATTGTCTTCAACCTCACTATTAAGATCAGTTGTAAATGCACGTAGCGCACGATCAGCTTGGCTTGCATTTTCGTCTGCAAACTCTTCATCTGTATCAGCGTTAATAAATTCGTTAAACTTTTCTTTGTCTACGCCGCCTTTTTCAAGCCAGTAGCAACCTACACTTTTCTTTTCACTTAGCACACTAAGAATAACGTCAGTTAGTTCAATATTAGCTCTACCGCTGAATAGTGTTTGTGTAAATGCTCTGTTTAATACACGTTCTACCGTTTGTGTTTTCTTAGGCTTGTATTTTGTAACTTCCATTTTCTGGTCGTCACAGTTATTCTTAAGATGGTGTTCTAGATTTGTTTTTACATAATCTAAGTCTGCACCAAAACCAGTAAGTGCTGCCGCCAACTCTTGCTCACATAGCATAGCATATAATAGATGTTCAATTGTTACATATTCGTGTTGTAATTTTTTAGCATCCTTCATAGCCTTTTCAAAAACTACTTGTAATGCTTCGCTTGGTTCTACCATTATTTCTTTTACCTTTAAATTTAATGTACTGTTTATTATAACAACAATATGCTAATATGTCAAGACTTACTTTAGTAAATTGTCTTTGATCTCTTTTAATTTTATTAAGTCAACTGGGTCGTTAAGTAACGGTGTATATGCGTCAAGTGTTACAAACATGTTGCCTCGCCTGTTTGTATTTACTTCTGGCAAGCCGTGACCTGTAACATTAAACGTTACTCCGGGCTTTGTACCAGCCGGTATTGTTAACCTAATTTTAGTTCCTTCTAGTGTCGGTATATCATCCTGACATCCTAATAACAAATCTATTACACTAATCCTGTGACGCATAATTAAATTGTGCCCGTCGCGATCAAACATAGGATGTCGCTCTACTTGTATTTGTACAATTAAGTTACCACGAGGTCCGGGTATTATTTCTTCTCCCAGTCCTTGATACCTAACCTGATTTCCGTCTATTGCACCAGGGGGAATATTAATGTCGACTGTCTCTTCTCGTCCGTTTCGTAGTCTAAATGTCGCAAGTACTTGTTTACCAGTTACACATTCTTCTAGTGTAATAGCAACAGCAATAGTTACATCTGGGTTTTGATGATGTTGCCGTTGATTTCTAAACCCAAACTGAGCAAATATGTCGCCAAAGTTGGCATTCATATTTTGAGTATTATACTGTGCTTGTGGATTATCGTACTGTTGGCGTTTTTGGGGATCTTTTAAAGTAGAGTATGCTTCGTTAACTTCTTTGAACTTCTCTGCATCACCGCCCCTGTCAGGATGATGTTTCATACTTGCTTTTTTATATGCATGTTTAAGTTCGTTGTTATCTGCGCCTCTGTTGACGCCTAGTATATTATAGTAATCCATACTAGTACTTATCGAGCTTATTTACGTCCTTTGCTAGATCCGGTATATAGACCAAACCAAGCGGCTCCAGCACCAACAACAACACTAACTAAACCTGATTGTTCCATAGTTGCGTCTACGCCTAAATTCATATACCAATGTACAACTTGGTACAGTAAAACAATATAAACTGATATAAAAATACGTGGAAAAATTCTCCAACTATCAACAGCTTTTGCCATATGTATAAGTTTAGCATACGGATTAGGACCTAAGTCTTTAATACTTGTATCAACTTCTAAGTCCAATTTAACTCTACGTGTAGTTGATTCTTTTGATGTTACAATTTCAGCTTCGTAATCATCTTCTTCGTAAGTAATTGTTTCTACAGGCGTCGGTCTAGGTTTAGGAGCTTCTTTAGCAACTGGTTCTAAATCTTCTAGTTTTTTACGTGGCATTATGTATTATTCCCATTCATATGTTTGTCAATTAGTTGACTGTTTTTATCAATACGTTTACCATTAGACATTGGTGTAGTATCAAATATAATCTTCTCTAATTTTAAAGTAGCTATACGCTCATTTGGTACATATCTCCAACAGTAATCACCATCTAGTGATCCGCCTTCTTTAGTAATACCAAACACTGTAACAGAGTTTCCTATTTTAACAATTAACGCTCGTTCTCCGTCTAGTATTACTTTGTCACCTTCTTGGAAGTCTTTACTCAGTCTAAATGCAAGCCCCCGAGCAATACCAGCCGCATAATCTTTAAACATTAGTGTAATAACTAATGCAAGTAATGCCGTACCAAATGGCATAATCATTTCAGCAAAATCCATACCAACAGTTTCCATACTACTTCTCCAACTCGACTATACGTGCTTCAAGTTCTATAATTTTTGCGGATATTTTTGGATGTACTTTTTTCCATGCCTCGGGATCTTGGTTAAGCCAAGACCAACCGTAACGGTCTCGTAACCAATCACATGTTTGGTCAAACTTAGAATAGCCCCAAAGGCCAAGTCTAGTGTCTTTAATATAGAATAGTACCGCGGCACCAATTAATGAGCCAGCAATACTAGTGTAAATCCAAAGATAATCCATATAGTTCTCCTACTGTATGTATTTATGCATGATCTACGTTAATTGAAGGGGTTAAACTTATCCCAATCTGAAACAGGCTTTGTTTTGTTAGCGGCGTCTACTTTTGAATTAATATCATTGATTGAATCATTTGCGCTATCAAGTGCTTGTTCCGAAGCGTTGTAATAACCTTCATACGCGGCAATAATAGTTTGCTGTTGTTGTACTAGTGCTCTAATGTCACTAAAGTTTAAGCCTAAATCTTCATATCCTTGATCAGTTAATCCAAACAGTACTACAGGTCTACCTGTTTTCTTTAACTCAATAACTGCGGCTTCCCAGTTATCGGGTGTAACAACAATCCACTTAACATCTTTCATGTTAAGCTGATCTACTTTTGGTAATACAAGTACTGGCTTATCTATTGGCTTTGCACTTACCTCTAAAACTTGAGGCATTGAAGTACAGCTACTTAGAAGAAGTACTACTAGGCCACAGCCAAGGACATTCGCTATTAAACTGTTTCGCATTCGTCGCTTCCTTTTCATTGTCAGTTAGTGGTGATCCACTTAATAATTCAAAACAGCGCCCTGCTTTACCAGTTGCGCTGTCTACTATTCTTTCTACTAAGCCCGGCTTAGCCGAAGCCAACACACCTAAATCATGCTTTTGAAGTTTCTTTGCCAACACTGTGTTTTGTTGTCTAATGTCAGCAAACTGCGCATTAACTTTAATAATTGACTCGTTAGCCGCCTTAATATCTTTAAGTAGTGCTTGATTAGTTGCTTCGGCAGTCTGTGCGGCTATCTTAGCAGTTGCTTCATTTTGGATTAATATAGCCATACGTTCTTGTGTATCGTTATAGTACCAATAAACCCCACCGGCCATTATTGACATTATTACAAACGATATTATTGCTATTTTTAATCCCATCTTAGTTCCTAACCTAGTAATTTTCCCAATGTCTTAGGACCTACTATTCCGTCAGCACCTAATCCATTTTTGCTTTGCCATTTTTTGACAGCTCGTGCAGTTCCTGGACCAAAAATACCATCAGCGGTTAAGCCAAGTTTTTCTTGTACTTCCGCTACAACTGGTCCACGTGATCCTACACGTACAGTTACATTATAATCGACTTTTGGTTCTTCATAGTCGCCGCCTAATACATCTAGGGCGTGTATATAATGCTTCTTGCGATCTTCTAATCCAATCGTGCCACCATTAATACGTTTAGTCATTCCAACAATGTCTTGATTGTCGCAATACTTGTTAATCTTGTTTGTATCCCAAAACCAGCAAGCACTATCTAACGCACCTTTTTTAGTACGCACATAGTCTGTTGCATCTTCTGGTGTCATCTCAACTGCTTTACCAAACTCTGTATAGTTATAACGCCCAGTTAACTGAAGTATGCCACCGCCGCGAAACTGCCAACCGTCACCGCTATTAGTGTCGCCGTTGTCCATACGTGAAGCGTAAATAACGTTTGCAATTTTTTTTGGCTGTCTGTGATATGGTTGTGGGTCTCTTCCTGCTCGTACAAAGTATTTTCCAAATATTTTATTTAATGCAGATGCACTGTAGTTTAAGTTTTCTGTTAATACGTTAAAGTGTCTAGACTCGTGTCCACATTGTGCAATAAATCCTGCAACACGCTCAATTGTGTCTACTTCCCATAACGGAAGTATTTCGCACATTGCTTCATACCATGCTTTGTGATCGCTATTACCTTCTAGAAGTTCTAGAACCATCCACTCTTCGAAATTAAATTTAAAGTGTTCTTTTGCCATGTGATATATTCCTATGTTTGGCAGTGTTCACATTACACTGACTTACAGTTACTTATACTATACGTTTTAGTAGAAGTGCCTTTCCGGAATTTTCAAATGTTAGTTTGTCGCCAAACTTTGTAATATTATAGTCACCGACGTACTTACATAAGAATATGATTTCCGAAAAGTCGTTTACGTTAATTTTATCTTTAATTGATTCTATTAATGGCTGTGTGTCGCCAAAAGCAAGGAATTCAAAATGTACAGGAGCACACCATTTCTTAGTTATAGTTAATGTATTTTCTAACAAAGTAATGTCGTCTACAAACCCTCTACTAAAGAAGTTTTTGTAATTGTCTAAATTACTTTCGCTTATGCCTTGTCCATAAGACGCTGGATCGTTAGGTACTAGTTCTTCTAATCCTGTTAGAGTTAACTTTGTTGATTTCCAATTCTTATAATAACGGAATCGCCAATCATTCCTCTCAGCAAGTTTGCTTACACCGTCCATTACTTCCATTATTTGATCGTGTATTTTTCTACTACGTTCCATTTCAACAAACACTTTATATGTACCATCGGATTGTTCACCTGGAGTAATGTCTGCATCTAATACAAACTCATAACCTTTTTCAATAAAGCCCATGAGGTCTTCTGCGGCTGATTTCTCTTTAATACTAAAGCTAAGTGTAACAATGTCTTTATCATCACCCATTTTACTTGCAAAGGAATCAATTTCTAATACCTTGTAAACCATGTCACGTAAATCACCTATGCGTAAACCCATTATACTGCCATCCCTGCGGCTACTTCATCTGGAGCATCCGCCATTGCTTGATCTGCTGGTTGCATTTCACTTTCTGCTTGTGCTGATGCATCAACTGCTGGTTCCGTTTCAAAATCTACCATATCTTTGTAGCCTGAATAAATGTCCATAACTAGCGACTTTGGCATTTGTATTTCTACTAACCAAATTGGCTTTTTATCAAGTTTACCTTTTTTAGTACCAGGACGCATATCGCCCGGTTTACGTATTATACGTGGTACAACTACATATGTTTCTTGGTACTTTACTTTACAGTCGTAATCGGTTAAACGCTTGCCGCCCATTGGGTCAGGCATCTTACCTTTAGGCCACATAAATGTACAAGTAATCCAATGTCTATCGATAACTGGTCCTTTAGCAAGTTCGCCTTCTTCCCAGTTCTTATATACATAGATATCCAACTCGTCGATTACTCGTTCAAAGTCTTTTAGTACCTGGAAAGCAGTGTTGCTTCCGTAGACACCTTCTATGTTTCTTACTAAATCATAAACGTCTTGCATATTTTAGTTTCCTATCTTATATACTTATTTATCATGATCTAATAGTTAACATATCTTTTTTCTCTTGTACGCAGATGATAAGTAAAAGTGTAAGGCAATGCTTTACTACTTAAAGCAACAATTGTCTTACTCCATTAACGCACAGGAGGACACTTAATGGGCGCTAAAAGAAAAACTGCAAACAAGTCATCAAATGGCCGAAAGCAGTCAAACAACAACTTCAACAACAATGTCGTTGAGATGAAGAACTTTACTCAAAAAGAAAAACAAGTCGCAATACTTCCCCGAAATAGAAATCAAGAGCAATACGTGCTTACACTGTTAGACCCTAAGAAAGATATAGTCTTTGGCGTAGGGCCGGCAGGAACAGGTAAAACCCTGTTGGCCGTGCAGGTTGCTGTTAAACTATTCAAAGAAGGAAAGGTTGATAAGATTATTGTGACTAGACCGGCTGTATCAGTGGACGAAGACTTAGGTCATTTACCTGGTACTTTGGAGGAAAAAATGGCTCCATGGACAAGACCGATCTTTGATGTTTTGCGTGAATACTTCAATGCACGAGAAATCGAAGGTATGATTAGTGAAGGCGTAATTGAAATTTCACCATTAGCATATATGCGTGGTAGAACTTTTAAGCAGAGCTTTATACTTGCAGATGAAATGCAAAATGCAACCCCTAACCAAATGAAAATGTTATTAACACGTTTAGGCGAAGGTTCTATGATGGCTGTTACAGGCGATCTTAACCAAGCTGATAGACGAGAAGATAATGGTTTAATAGATTTTACAAGGCTGTTAAAGAACAGCGAATCTAAGCATTTGGATGTAGTCCAATTCGAACGAGGAGATATCGAACGTCACGAAGCTGTTAAGGAAGTCTTAGAAGTTTACGGCGACGAGTAAGTAGTACACCTGTGTACTACATGTTAAATTGTAGTACACAGGTTTTTGTTACAACTCTTTAATTAGCGGAAAGATTTCTGCTATTACTGATGCACATGCAACAGCAACATCCATATGTTCTTTCTGTGTGCCATTTGCACTGCGCAATTCGATGTAGTGTACCCAACTACGTAATGTACCATTCATATATAACCTTGTCTTAGTAAGGCCTTCTGGTAATACTTTACGTGCTACTTCTTTAGCAATGCCATTATTAATAGCCCAGTCATATGCACGACCTGCTGTGTAGATAACGTCTTGTTGCATTTCTTCCCATTTAACAATTAGCTCAGCCATACCTTCATCGGCCATGTCAACGTCAATTGAGTTCTGTCTGTTCTTAGTGTCTTGCAAACGTGCTTCGCTAGTAATAAACACTTCGCCCATTTCTTTAGGATCTGCATACCGCTGACTAAACTCTTGGAAAGCAAAACTACGATGACGTACAATTTGATGTGCAATGTCGCGTGTTGTGTTAATTTCAATTGTAGCATTAACCATCTCTAAAGGTGACCAATGTTGATGTTTAATCAAATACTTAATTAAACGTTCACTTGTTTCTGAATTAATTTGTGCTGTAGGGTTACTAACTTTTGCACAAAATGCAATTAGCTCTTGTACGTCTGTTAACCCTTCTGCTTCAAACTCGGGTGTTGCTTTGCTGTAGCTTATTAATCTTGTTGTCATCTTTTGGTTCCTTAATTATTTTGTCAATTTCTTTTATCCACTCTGGCGGAGCCTGAGCAAGTATTTCGTCTATTACATTATCTAATTCTGCTAGGCTGCGTCTTTTATTCATCACCTTTACCTGCAGTTTCTGAAAAGTGATCTTCGTACTTATTAGGAACACCATCCCATTGTTCGCGTTCTTCCGCGCTAGGTCTGTTTTCAGTAATAGTAGTTACTACAGGCCATAGTGCTGAATACTTTGTATTGATGTCTAACCATTTTGCTAATTCATCCGGCTGGTCTTTAAGTGAATAGTCAGTAACAATAGCATTTGCTGGGCATTCTGCTTCACACACACCGCAGTCGATACATTCGTCTGGATTAATTACAAGAAAGTTTTCGCCTTCGTAAAAACAGTCTACTGGACATACTTCGACACAGTCCATGTGCTTACACTTAATGCAATTATCAGTTACTAAATACGTCATTCATTATCTCCAACATTATTTAGTAGACATTATATCCTTGCTAATCTAATAAGTGTTGCCGCTAAATTAATCTCCGGATCTGCAACTAATGTATGATCAACTAGTCCTTGTTTAATAGTCAATACTGCTGTATCTTGTTGTGCGTCATCACCAAACAGTTCAATGTTGTCATAAAGCCAGCGATAGATTTCTTCCATTTCTTCAGGTCGAACTGCTCCGCACAATAGCTTACGTGCTTCTGCAATTTTGCCTGCTTTAAATAGCTCAACCATATCAAGTTTCCAGTCAGCTTCACCTGTGTCGCCTTCATTTGGGCGTAGTAAACTACCGTCTGTGCTATTCATTTGTACAGTGTTAATACACTTGCGCAAGTCAGGATACGTTGCTTTAACATAAGTGTCAAGCGTGTCTAAGTCTGGCGTAATACCTTCAGTAATAAGGATCTCAGCTACTCGTGCAGTAAACTCTGTTTGGTCAATTTTAGCAATGTGAAATCCTTGACAACGACTATGTAGTGCAGGAATAATCCTATTAGGATAGTTACATGTTAAAATAAAACGTGCAGTTGTGTGATACTCTTCCATTACACCACGTAGCGCGGCTTGTGCGTTTGGGCTTAAATAATCAGCCTCGTCAAGTAGCACAACTTTAAAGTCACCAAACGGAATCATTTGTACAAAGTTAATAATCTTATCACGCACATCGTCTACACTGTTAGTACGACTTGCGTTAATTTCTAAAATGTCTAAGTCTTGTATTTCAAGTTCGTTAAACAATAACTTAGCAAGTGTAGTTTTACCAATACCTGCGTTACCACTAAACAACAAATGCGGAATAGTCTTTTCTTTAATCCAAGTGTTTACTTGGTTGCGTTGTGCGTCATCACGAAACACGTATCCTGATACTGTATTAGGACGATACTTTTCTACCCATAATTCTTTCACTTATTTGCCTCTTTTTGTTTGTTAGTGTTATTTCCGTATTCACTTCCAATACCCATTAGTATTAAAAATATATAAAGCAACGGCCAAGCCCATCCTACTAGATGCCCCATAATATGAAGTATCATTAGTGCTACGCCACTAGCACCTGCGGTACCAATGCCTGTGTTTTTATATTCAGGGAATTTCATGCTGTCTCCTTATACATTATTATACATTAAACCCATCCTAAAGTCAAGTCTTAACTTCTAATAGTTTTACAATTTTAGTTAGTAATTTTCTAATCTTTACTAGTTCTTTTATGTCCGAGGACTCTTCTGGCTCATTAGGCTTTACTAGCTTTTGAATCTTTGTACCTTCAGCTTCAACCTGTGATAATTTCATATATCTCTTTCCAACTGTCTGCCCTAATAAGTCCTGGATGCTCAAAGTCTTTATTGTACGGGTGCGTAATAAGAATAGACTTATGACCAGCGTTAATGCCAGCTACTATATTTTCTGGCTTATCTTCAATCCACCAATGTCCGGGTTCCCACTGTTTTAAGTATTCGTCTTTGTCTGCGCCTGTTTCAATACATTGGCAACTTATAAATGCAGTTCCAAAATGATCTAACAAATTTAAACTTCTTGCCTTGCCAGCATATTCATCATTACTCAAAGAAGTAAGACCGGCAAATTGATAACCTTCTTTTCTTAACTTAGTTGCGTACTCAACTGCACCTTCCATAGGTGTTAAGTAGCCCATCCAAGCACTTTCGTTAAATTGGATGATTAGTTTGTCTGCCCAACTTTTTGAAATACCGTAGCGCACTGCTTGACTATATACATCTGGTACTTCAACCTTAAATTTCTTAGATGACATCCACTTAGTAAATGCAGTATCCCACCTAAGGAATACTCCGTCAATATCTGTTAAAATTAATTTTTCATTCATCGTTTGATGCCTAGTTCCTTATATGCTATTTGAATAGCTTTTGATTGATAGTATGCATCTGCTAATGCATTGTGTAATGAGTTTTGAATCTTCTTACGGGGATCACTTTCACAACAACCAAATAATGTACGCGAATCCTTAACTTGCCAAAAGTTATAAGGAATTGGCATTTCTTTGCTTCGAAACATGTTTTCTATAATAGTATAGTCAAATCCATAACCTTGTCCCCATAGTGTGTCTACACTACCAACAAATTTCCTAATACGTATTAATGCTTCTTCTACGCTAATAGCACCTTCTTGGTCAAACGCCTCTTCCATAATAGCAGGATCTTGGTTAGCCCACCATGCAATTGTGTCGTCACTTGTTGTACGACCCAAAGCGTCTTGTTCGTCAATGTTAATTTTAAAGTACATTTCACTATGTGGTTCTGAATCATTTAGTGGGTTGAACTTAACAGCACCTAAACTTAGTACAGTTGCACTAGGTTGTGTGTCAATTGTTTCGAGGTCGATACTTGCGTGTATGGTCAAAATAAAACTCCTTAGATTTATATATATTATAACATATAAAGTCTAAGGAGTCAAGCAGTATTATATATATTATTTGTCAATAAACTGCGATAGTTCAGGTGCTTTCCAGCCTTCTGGTTTAAGTACTTTACCGTCTTCACGCTTAATTACTTTACTGGTTGTAGGATCAATCTTTGCAAAGTTTGTGTTCATTACTTCTTTCCAGGCAGCTTCACCGTCCCAGCCTGCGGCACGTATTGCACCCATAGTAACAACTAAAATGTCAACTAGTGCATCAAGTTGTTCTACTTTGTCGTGCGTTCTAAGTGCTTTTTGAAGTTCAATATACTCTTCGTCTATTAGATCAAGGTACATATTGTAGTTTGCTTCACTTGCTGGTTGGTCACATGCTGTTGCAAACATGTCTACATCGTTAAATGGATTAGTCATTAGTAAACTTTTCTCTCTGCTTTTTGATTTAATGCTGTTTGTACAAAGTCACCTGGATCGATAGTATCTGGGTTCCAGTCACCAGCGGAATTTTCACTGTATCTAATGTCGTCTGGCTTTTCGTCTGCAAACGCTAAAATGCTCTTTGCTTCTACCATACGCACTACATATTCATCACTGTCGTCATTGTCTTGCATTGAAAGACCTCTAGTCCAGCGACCGTGCTCAACTAATATCCATTGCCCAACTGCAAACTCGTCTTTGTTGTCAGGACCTTTTGCAAATACCTTACCCCAGCGCGGATATACACCTCTAACATTGCCGTCATCGCCAGCAATAAGTATGCCACCTTTAGTCTTTTGTTCACCAAAATCCATATCAGTAACAAGTACTCTATCTTTAATTGGGCTTAGTCTGCCTTTAATTGTCTTAATGTTACTTGTAGCCATTTAAGTTATTCACCTTTTTGTGTAAAATTACCGTCTGCATCTTCAACCCAATCATCGGTCAAATCTTTCTCAACTTTTTGTTGTGCTCTAGAACGTGTTGTGCGTGGTGCTTGCACTTGTTCTACTTCAGCAACAGCTTCAGTTGCTTCCTGTTCTACAGTTGCTTGCTCATCAGGCATACTTGCTGGGTTATCAGTATAGTAATCCCTGTCTAGTTCTTCTTTTTTACGAATAATTTTGCCACCTGGTCCTAATTCGTCACCACGTGCATTTACTCTAGCATTACCGACTGCTACTGCTAACTCATTACGTTGACGTAGCATATCCATATCAACTTGTTTGCCTTGCATACTTCTATAGGTCTTTTGACCTTTTGTTTTCATTACCATTTTTACTCTCCTTCTCTATTAATACTTATCTCAGGAACTCGGTCCAGTCCAGGTCATACTGGATTGAGTCTACTTTGTGTACGCCTATTAAGTATAGTACATAACTTGCTACACTACTTCCTCTACCTACACCCCAAACAATATCATTCCCACGCATAAAATCTACTAGATAAACCATATAGCGTAATAGATCATCCATACCACGACTAGCAAATTCAGCATATTCTTCATTAACTCTGGACCATTCTTTAGAGTATTGTGCAGTTGCTAAACTATCAGATTGTAGTTTTTCTTGTAGTTTTTCTAATAACCAACCTTTTATGTCTATGGCTTTATACGCATCAGGCATAAACCATTCTGACTGTAATACACCATCAAATTCTTTTTGGTCTACATCTAGTGGAATATATGGAGTAAGTGCAGGTCTGCCTTGATCTTCCATAGCTTTATTAAACTTGGATATATCATCACTAGGTTCACATAATACAACATGACACTTGTCAACATGACCTGAATAGATCATATCAACTAAGTCTTTATTTGTAAATCGGGGTATTCCTAGAGGGTCTGTTTTTATCAGCATAAGTATATTTTAACTTACATTGATGAGTTTGTCAAGTCCTGATTGTGAATTATCCATATCTTTTTGCATTGATACTGCACGTCTACCATGTGCTTCTGCAATATACATATCAAGCAATGAAGATATTTGTTCGTGTACTTGAGGATTAGATGTCATAAAATACTTACGTTGTAATTCATTAATCTTATCCTCCAGTTCAGGAAGTGTAATGTCTTCAAAACTTTGTACTAACGGATTAAACATTTATAGTAAATTCGTTATAAATTGACCTTTGTACTCGCCGTATATACTAGCACCGGCATCGTATGACCAAAAGTCGAATATGTAAGGTTGTGTAGCACTGTCGACTGTAGTTGGATTTGTAAATCCTGTTGGTACTCTAAATGTACTACCTAATGATGTAAATGTAACAGTGTGTCCACCGGCACTACCAATTAAGTGTACGGTCATTTTAGCAAGTTTTCCACTTGCTGGAAAGTCTGTTAGTGTTAATGTAACATTAGCGCCAATTGTAAAGGCTTGATAATGTCCATTTGAAAAACTAACGTTAGTGTTGCCACTTAGTGAACCGCCATTATAAAACGCTTCAGTCTGTTGAAGTATATTTCCGCTAATTTGATTATTACCTGAAAACGTGTTTGCGGCATTTAATACCGAACTTGTTGTCTGTAATGTTGTGATTTCAGAAGTAGCAGTTGCTAATCCTGTTTTGATAATTGTGAAATTATCTCTAAATCCTTGACTATCATTGTCTTGTCCAGCTACTGGATAAGTCCCGTCAATTGTTGCTGATATAATTGTACTTGCCATGTTAATTCCTCTACTGTGTTATTTATCGTTGTTATGCGTTGTAGTCGTAATTCGCGAACAGGATATATTGTTCTGCACTATTGCCTGAAGTACTGTCTACAACATAACGATCGATAGTTACGTCTAATGATTGAAAATTAAATTTACTATTTTTAATGTTAGTTAATACTTCTGCACTCTTTCCAGGTTTACAATAACATAGTGGTATTGCTAATGTAAAGCCTGCTTCTTGCGTACCTGCACTTTGCGGAGTACGCATCCATAATGGTAAAAACCCGTATGCTGTTGCTCCAGTAGCTTCTAAACTTTCGCGCATATTAGTAATGTTAGCAATGTGTCTTACTTCGTCACCGCCTGATACTTTAATAGCATCACTGTCAGCTAACGGAATGTTTTTCGCTTCACCTTGGTTGAAGTTTTGACTATCAGTTTCACTAAGCACTGTTAAAATACTACTATTATCCTGACTTACTATTGTATCGCCTACTTCTAAATATGTTTTACTACCTGGAAAGTAATACTGTGAATTGCTTTCATCTGCACCTGTTGATATATAGTTTGGTGTGTATCCTGATACACCTTCTGCATTGTCTTTGTATATTGATCTTAATTTTACTTTGCCAGGCTTTGTAAGAACCGGTTCGATATAAGTTGTGTACAATGCATGGCCTAATGGATTATTACCAGCGGCTGCAATTCCTTCTGGTGTACGCATATTATCATGCCATTCCGGTGCTAGTGATCCGCTTGTTACAAACTCAGTAACATAGTTCCATTCACCTAATACTAGCAACCAAAGATATTCACGCATTAGTAATGCTCTAAAGTCTGTGTCAGTTCCTGGAAATGTACCACTGTATCCAGAAATATTAAATCTACCATTGTTTATTGCTTCTACCATTGCAAGGTATAATGCACTAGTTTGATTAGATTGTGATAAAGCTGGCTCAGCTGATAAGCCGTAAACAGTAATAGTGTGTATTAAGTGTTCTAGTACTTCAAGTGCTTGATCATCGCCTACAAGGCTCTCACCTGGCTGTTCCCAAATATGATCTACACTTTGAAAGTTGTATTGAAACTTAGTTAATCCTGGATAACTGTCACCTGCATTATCAGACAGCATACTAGGAGTGTAAGCACCTACACCTACCCAACCAATCTTTTGTGCTGTCTTCATTGACTTCATGTTGTTAACTGCTATCATTTGCTTAGTAGGGTTAGTATTGCCGCCGTATGTACTATCTAATAGTAAAGTTACAGTCTTTGCTACTTTCCTTATAAACTCGCTAGTATTTGCTTTAGCACCGCCTATAGCAGGAGTTCCTACTAGTTTAATGCCATACACATCTAAGAATCTATCATACGGTGTATATCTGCTACTAGATAACAACGGGTCTGTATTAAACACTTCGTCGCCGCCTTTCATTACAGGTATACCATCGTTAGTAAAGTCTCGATTGTTTACATCAAAAACTCCTACTCTATCTACAGTTACAGTGTTGCCACCTTTAATTGTAAAGTCTTTTTTGGTTTTACCTTTAATTGGTTCTGAAGGGTCAATTACTTCTGCATAGATAACTTCGTATACTGTATCAGTTGTTCCTGGAGTTATTGCTAACGCAGTCTTAACTGTGCCTACTTTATAACGCCTTTTCTTGTGATACTTTTGACTGCTTGCAAAGAATGTGTCTAACGATTTTGTTTCTAATCCTGCGTATGCTAATATCTTAACATCTTTTTGTAATCCAAAGTCTGCATCGTTTGGACGATACAATACGTTTGATGGAAATACATTTGGATTGCTTATTAATCCTCTATAAGATGCTCTTATAGTTTCATTCATAAACGGTTTCATAAACAAGTTACTGTACAACAAATCGTTTTTATCTAAAATATTAATAGTGAATTCTTTAGTTACTGCACTGTACCCGAATCTATCTTTAGCTTCAACAGTAAACGTATATGTTCTGTCAACTGTAGTATCAGCACCGTCAATTAACAATAATCCGGTATCAAATATTGTTAATCCGCTAACTAACGGACTTAACGTACCAAACTGTTGCACTTTACCTGTTATTTCACCATCAAGTTGTAACGCTAGTCCAAAAGGTAATCTTCCTGCTGTCTTAGTATAAAGCAACGGAGCATCTGTAACTGAACTAGTTGCTTCAACTCTAAATACACTTGTAAAGTTTGCGTCTATGGTTCCTAATACCTTCTTAGTAGTAAATGCAATAGTCGAATCTACTTGTCCTAGTATCTTTACTGTAAATGTTTTATCTTTTGATGACTGTATAACTTGCGCATCAATTAAATTAGCGGTAACTGTAAATTTGTATTCTTTAGTTACTGACGGCTGGTAAGGTATGCGTCCCGCAACTTCCCCAGTTGATACATCTAAAGTCATACCTGGAGGTAATGTACTTGCACTAGTATCTGGATTTGTTGCTTTTAATACAAACTGTGTACTACCTTGTTGTAAGTTGTTCTTTAGTACATCAAGAAATATTGTAACGTAATTATTAGCTCGTCTATATCCTATATCACTGTTTGTTAACCATACAGGAGTTCTAAGATATGTGTTGTCTGTAGTAAACACTCCAGTGCCTACTTGCAATAGTACGTTGTCTGCTCTTAAGAAGTCATCGCCTACTACATAAATTGTAAAGGATCTTTTAACAACAGTGTCGCCGTCATTTGCACTTACAATAAATTGGTAAAATCTGTTAAGTTTCTTTGGTGGAGCAAATACTGCGTTTGGAAAGTACTCTCCATTATAGTAATACGAACTTATACTAGTAAAATCAAATGCATATCCGTCATAGTTATTTGTATCATATGCACCTTTATTTGCCGCTAGGTCTAGTGCTAGTAATGGATCAACTACACCTGATATTAGACCGTTGCTGTCCATAGTAATACCTGAAGGAAGTTCTCCGTCATCTTTATTAATGTAGTACTCTAATGTTTGTCCAGCTGGTAAATCTAAATCTGTTGCTTGTAATTGGAAATTAATAATTTCGTTGTCTAGTACAAAGTAACGTTTGTTCTCTGCACCTACTGACAAGTTCCCTGCAGGAGTTAACCACTCAGGTTCGTCTGCTCCTTGCACTTCAATAGTAAACGTTCTGTCTTGTACTTGCAAAGCCGCATTAGTTGCTCTAAGAACAAACGTACTAGTAGTAGCACGTGGCACTGCTGTTGGTGTTCCAACAATTTGGTTATTTTTTAGACGCATACCCGCTGGTAAGCTACCTGATATTAATTTTGTTATAATAGTACCACTATTAAGAGGTAAGTTAACTATAGTCGTAATACTTTCTTGCAAAGTAGTTAACTTAGTTCCGGTGAGTTGTGTCCAATGGCTCATGGTTAGATTGATCCAAGATTAGTAGAAGCAATCGGAGCAAGTATAGTTCCGTAGTCGACATCTACTACATATTGTAAATAATCTCTATGACTAAGGTGTGCTTGCGATATTGCTCCAAAGTCAAAATTATTTTCAAAAGAAGTACTTCCAGTATCATTATTAATTGTAATAAAATCTCCTGATGCACTAGTACTAATACCTGTACCGCCGAATATTTTAAATGTAGTACCGTCAGTTATTGCAAGACTACCCGAGTCAGTAACAATAGTATGTCCATTTAAGTCTGCCGCAATAGTAATTAAGTCACCGGTAGTTGTAACAGCTATTCTATCGCCTCCTACAATTTTACGGAATTCTAAGTTGTATCCTGTCTTTTGTTTGAATACAGCGTTTCCGCCTACCCCTACATTTGAACCAGTAGTTGCTTCGTCATTACGCAAGTCAAGTTCATCGAAGTTAGAATTAACTTTAAGAAACGCGGCTCTGAGATCATCTCCAGTACCGTCATTAGCTAAAGCGCCTATATTGATTGTTTGTATTGTCATTATATTTTCCTTATACTAGTATTTATTCGCTTACGGATAATCGCCTGCGCCCCACTGAATTCTAACTCCGCCATCTTGTGCATTATCGAGGGGTTGAGCAACGACAAACCACTTATAATAGCTTGGCGGATTGTAGTTATTAGCATTGACATCTTCATAACGTATTCTGCCGCCATTACCGCCGCCACCGCCACCGCCTACTGATACAGTTGCATCATTACTATTACTTCCTACTCCGCCGTTTGTTGCATTACCGTAATCATAGTATGGGTAACTAGCAGTTACTAATTCGGCGGCTCTTGTACCAGTAGCACCAGTAGTGCCTTTGCCGTGTAGCTCTACGCCACCGCCACGTCCAGAAAGACCGTTTTTCTTATATCCACTGCCGCTGTTGCTATACGCCGCTCTACCGTAGCCACCTTGGCCACCACCGCCACCGCTACTAGTATTATCGTATCCTGCCGCGCCACCGCCGCCACCGCCTCCACTAGTGTTACCGCTTGCAGTATAGCCACCAGCACCAGCCATGCCGGTTCCGCCGCCTCTAGTAGTTCCATAATCGCTGTTGGTTTGAAAAGTTCCAGCCGCTCCGCCAGTCGTAGCGTTATAGGCTTTACCGCCGCCGTTACCGTATATTATAGTAGTGTTGCCGCTGTCCTTAACTGTACTACTTCCGCCACTTGTTGGAACAGTAATAGTTCCGAAACCGCTTGTAACAGGGTCCCAGGAAGTGTTGGCGTTAAATGCGCTGTCAACAAACAATTTATAATAGTTATCAGTGTAATTTCCTGAGCAGTCTCCTCTATTACCCCCTGCACCTACTGTTACAGTAAATGTGTCTCCAGGGCTTACTGTAATATTATTACAATATGCTAGGCCACCACCAGCGCCGCCGCCACCGGATCCGCCTGATCCTCTACCAACCATACCACCACCGCCACCACCTACTGCTACTATGTCAATTGATGTTACACCAGCTGGTACTGTCCACACAGACGCTCCTGGACTATAAAACGTTGCCGAGCCCGCTGGGGCCGCACTTGAGTCGTTAATTATAACGCTACTTGTAACGCTTTTTCCATCAAGTGTTAATAGTAAAGTTTCTTCACCATCAGCACTTTGGTCTGCTGTAACTGCAACTGATAGTGTAGCAGAGTTGTTACTAACTGTGAAGGTACCTGTTAGATTTGCTCCACCTATGTCTGCTGATTGAATGCCAGTCATTGTATATGCTACAGTTACATTGTTTGCTACATTAGTTGTTGTCAACGTAAAGACTATTGTTGCTCCTTCGTTTACAGTACTAGCACTGCTGGCCAATGCATACGTTGCAGTTCCTCCACTAGCTGTTGTATATGGATCTAATGGCATTTTATATTCACTTGTTACTGACGGACTGCTTAATGCACTTAACGCAGTTCTAGCAAATGCACTAGCAGATTCTGACACAACTAGTGACTGTGGGCCTGACCAACTGTTGTAAGTTACTCCGGTAAAGTTACTGTCTCCGGCTGTTCTTGCCTCTACAAATCCTGTTTCACCAATAGCCCAATCTTCATATGTTTGTGAAACCACTGAAGACCTATTACCAATCCCTGCCCCGTAATGGTCTTCTGACCCTATTGGAAGTATTGCTACAAACTGCGAAGCATTACCTGTTGGCAGTTTAGCTCCTGGGCTACCTTGCCCACCAACTATTAACTTTGTCGGGCTTGCCACTGACTTGTCTACGTAAACACTGTTTATAAATGTATTACTAGTAGTAAGTAACAATCTACTATCAGCAGTAGTTAAATCAGCAGTGTCTATTGTAGCATAAAATCCGTTCAACGCTCCTACATAAGGAGTAAAGTTTTTTGCAGTATCTTCTTTTTGTTGTCCTACTACATAGATCTTTGTGCCGTCTATCTTAACATCTGTTAGTACGTTTCTCTCAGTAGTGCCTGATCCATCGTAAAGACTAATACGTTGAAGTGTGTCAATACCCTGATGATGTATGCGCCATACTTCTCCCTTACCAGAAGATGTATCGTTTAGTGTTACTACTATACCTGGATACTTTATTACATCAACATTCTCACCGTCTACTTCTTCTTGAACCGTGTATTGGTCCTCGACGTCCATTCCACCTATAGTAATATCAGTTGATGCATCTTTATTTTCAAAAGTAACTTCTTTATATTCAGCTGGCAATCCAGTTCCGCCTATTTCGTATATTCTTACAAAGATTTTATCTTTTTGTTGTGTCCAATCACTGCCAACTTGTGTAGGTGTCCTACCAAAACTAGTGCCTGCAATGTAATAAAAGTTACCACTGTTTAATCCAGTAAACTGTTTATATGCAATATGTGTAAACTCTGTATTAAGACTGTTTGTAGCAACTAATCCTGGGTAGTAATAAGTAGTAGAACCACTAGTTAGTTCCACATTTGTTCCGTTTGTTGGGTTTAGTCTATCCCAAAATGATCCAGTACCGTCTGTTGTCCAGTCGTCTACTTTTACAACACCTATAACATCAATTACACTTGTTCCGGTATACGGAGTCGGCAAGTCTACTTTAATGATATCTAATGCCCATGCATGACTTGCTGTGCCTGCTGATTTAGTATACTTATTAATCCACTGTGTTGCGCCGTCAGTATCAAGTTTAACTACTAGTACTTGACATTTTCCAGTATCAACACCTTTGTCAATAGTACCGTCTATCATATTTTTATCAATGCCGCCTGCTACATATATGTCATTTGTAGATACATCAACATATAATGCTTGAAGAAACCCAGTAGATGGAATAGCCTTACGCCATACTAACTCACCATTTATGTTTAGCTTGTACACAAAATATGTATATACATTAGAACTTGTAATTGACTTTGATATAGCAACTGTACTGCCTATACTATCAGCTACTACTTTTATTACTGATTCTGATGCAGAGGTATAGTCTGTAGATTTAGCCCAGTAAGTTCCACTAGTGTATATTGTTCCGTTCATTAACGAATGTGCTGAACATTGGTAGTATGTCTTGCCTGATGTTCTTGGAGTGTATGATACTACACCTGATTGTGAACCGTTGTTAGTTACATCAGCTACTTGATTTTGAGTACCAACTCCAACTTGTGTTTTTATATAAAATGGATGTCCTGAAGCGTTAACAGTAAATGCCATTGTATCATCTTTATTTAATACTATAAACGGATTGTTACCAGTAAATGCCGCATTCCTGTCTGTTGCTGAGCTAAACGAATATGCTCCACTGCCTGCATTTGTTACGTTACTAGTGAAGCTTTGTTCTGATCCAGTTGATGTATCAGCAATTACTACACTTACATTTGATGTGCCGTTGTCAAGAGTCATTGTAAATGTTTCGGTACTTTCTAATGCACTATCTGCTGTAACTGCTATTGTTTTTGTATTTGATGCTGGTGTAAGATTACTAGTTAGTGTTTCGTTACTAATATCTGCACTAGTAACACCAGAGATTGTATACGGTATCGGAGTGTTTGTAACTGTTATGTTATTTGTTAGTGTAACAACGAAGTTAGTACCTTCTGACACTGATGATTTATCTGATGATAATGCGTAACTTGGTGCTTGGAATTTATATGTTGTAATATTACCAGGCCATGTAAACATTAATGCTCCTGCAATTCCAGCGTTTGCACCAGGCGCAGAGCCTGCTAATGAATGTACTAACACTCCACCACCTGCCGCACCGGCAGCTAGAGCGGCTCCTACTACGTTTCCTGTGCCGCCAGCAACTCCGTTACTAGCTGTACCTGCACCTGTAATAGTTTGACTTGTTACTGTAGTGGCCTTTAGTCCACCGAGTCCACTACGACCTAGTGTAACGGCAACACCGCCGCCCCTTGCGCCTGTAACAGCACCAGTACCACTTTGCCAATCTTGTGTCCATCCATGACCACCGCCACCACCTGATCCAATTGTTCCGTCAATAGTTGTTTCTGCTGGAGCAAGTTGTCCTGCCGCAACTGATATTGCAGTTTGTGGAGATCCTTTGCCGCCAACCGCACCCATGCCTGCCGCACCACCGCCACCACCAACTACTGCTGATCCTGTTGCCGCTGCCGGACGGAAACTTGCTCCGCCTGCTCCTCCACTCTTTGATCCGTCCCACGGACCTGATACGCCACCGCCGGCGCCACCTGCAAGTAACGCTCCGACAGATAATGATGCTAATGCAGAACTTGATCCTGCAACACCACCGCCTGCTACATAAGTTACACTGTTTATTGTTATTGAAGTGTTTCCGCCATTTGCACTACTTCCTGATCCGCCCGTGCCTATAGTAAATGCTATAACATCACCAGGAGTTACTGTGATGTTATTCTTGAAGCCGACAGCACCACCGCCACCTCCTGAAGTTATAGTTCCTGCGCTTCCACCGGTTAATCCTGCGGCTCCGCCACCTACAGACATAAATCCAATATTAGTAACTCCTGAAGGAACTGTAAATGTTCCGCCACCTGCTGAAGTAAATGCTTGTGTTCCTGATATAGTATCAAGACTAGTATCAATTATTAACGCTTGAACATATACTGCTGGGTAAGCGTTTAATGTAAATTGTAAGGTTTCGTTTCCGTCTGTAGTTAAATCATTTGCTAATGTAATTGTTGCAGTTTCGGTAGTTCCTACTACAAATGATCCTGTTAGTGCATTACCAACAACATCGCTTGCACTTACTCCTGTTATAGTCCACGGAATAACTACTCCTGGAACACTATTTAAGCCTGACAATGTTACAACAAGTGATTGTCCTTCGTTTATTTGACTAGCTGATATTGCTAATGTATATGTTGCCGCTACTGTACTTGAATCAGCTATCACTGCTATCACTGATGCTTCGCCATTATCTAATGCAAATGTTAATGATTCTTGACCTTCTGATGTTTCGTCTGCATTAAGTACTAATGAGATAGTATCTGTAGTCCCAACTACAAATGATCCGGTTAAAGACGCATCGCTAATATCTGAACTAGTAACACCGCTAATTGTATATCCTAATGTAGTGCCTGTGGCAACGTTGCCTGTTGTTAAGGTAACTATTAAAGTAGTACCTTCGTCTGGAGTAGCATCATTAAATGATAAGAAATATGTAGCTGTTGGTTTGCTAGTGTCAGCAATTGTTACGCTAGTTGTTGCGTTGCCGTTGTCAAGTGCTAATGTAAATGTTTCTGTACCGTCATCAAACGTAGTATCAGCTGATGCTTGTATTGTTATTGAACTAGCTCCACCAACAATGAAGTTTCCTGTTAAACTTGCTCCGCCAATATCTGTAGTACTAACACCTGTAATAGTGTACGGAACGATTGTACTAGTAACAAGATTTGTTGTTGTTAATGTTATAGTAAACGTGTCGCCTTCATTAACACCGCTTGCTGTTGATGTTAGTGCGTATGTTGGAACTGCTACTTCTTCCTGTTCTTCACTACTAACTGTTCCGGCTGCTTGAAGGACTATGGCACTATTATACGGCTGGAAAGCATATACGTTTGGACCGGTAAATAATGAAACGGTACTTGTGAATAAATCTACATCTGCAAGTGGATTATATAGAAGGCTTGATATAGCATTTGATGTTATCCAAGTTTTACCTAGTGCTGTAG